CGGGTCCTAAGCCGGGAAGCCGGCGGAAGACCTCCGCTTAGGGAGCAAAGTTAGTCCCAAAATCCAGGAAGTTATCGCTTAAAAGCGGGATTGAGTTTGTCGTAACTGTTTTTTCTCGGCCACAAAGGATGAGGTGTTTCACAGTTGTTTGGGAACGTGTCATAAAGCTGCCATGCGGACATGATCCTTATTATGGTACGTGTCTCGGTTACAAAGGCATCCCCGAAATCCTGCGTTTGAAACCAGTCCAGGACATCCTGGTAAGAATTCCATTCGATTCTGCCAGCCATCACAATGATTCTTTCTATTCTCAGGACAACGCGCCGCACGTAATTATGGCTGTATTGATGCTCGTTCATGTATTGCTCGAGCTCCGGGAGTTTCTCCTTCAGCTGGTAAAGGTCCAACTCCCCAAGGCTGGGACGTGCATCCTCGATGCAATGCGGTGAATTTCGGTGGCTTGGCGCTTTCCCGTAATTCAGAAAGTTTTCCATCTTCCTGATGGTTATTCGGTGCATTTGTTTGCTGAAATCGGAAAGGGAACTGTTCTCATAATAATCACGGATATCCTGGAATGAGTTCCAGCAATTCACGCGGGCATTTATGATAATCTTTGCCGCGATTGATTTAATACTTTTGATGTATTCGGGACGGTGTCCCTTATCAATCAATGCCTGTTCGAACTCATCCATCCTCTCCTGCACCGGCAAGAGATCGAGTTCACCCGCGCTATGGCAGGATCTTGTCAGCTGATAGCAATCAACTGGATGATGAGGGAATTCGTGCATAACATCAAACTTTTCTATGATGTTGACTGCAAATCTGAAGTTATGCCGTGTGATTTCCGAGAACTGATCAGTGCTTGCAAACCATTCCCTTGCATCATCATACGATGACCATGCTTGTTGTTGAGATTCCCTGATTACATGATTGACGGCTGAATGACAACATTTAATGAAAGTCTTTGAATAACCATCCATCCGCATATGCTCAATCAGGGTATCCGCATTGTTTTGTAAATAAGTTACATCCATAATGCTTCCTCCTTTTTCAGAAATTGTAGGAAACATTATAAATGAATATGATGGCAGGCAACATATAAACACAAACAATATCTCCACCTTTTTATCTGGATGTGCAGTAAATACAGGATAATTCAAAAAGGTGGAGATATGTTTTTAGTTGTGATAATTTGACGTATTTTAGTGCTTGATATTTTGCCAGTCTCCGCTATAATAAAAGTAGGAAATACCCTACTTTCATGGAAGGAGGCAGACAATATGGAAGCAACGTTAGATAAGAACACTTTTACGGATGACGCTAAGGTGATGTCGAAAGGGCAGGTGACGATACCCAAAGATGTCAGAGAGGTCCTTGGCGTTGGTAACGGAGACCGTGTGACATTTGTGGTTGATCACGGAAAGGTCACTGTTGTGAACTCAGCTGTTTTTGCAATGAAATACTTGCAGGATCAGCTAAAAGGTGAGGCTGAAAGGCTGGGGCTTGAATCAGAGCAGGATGTTAACGATCTGATGAAATCTATCAGAGATGAGGACTGAGAATGAAGGTATTTATTGACAGCAACGTCCTGTTCTCAGCCGCGCTTTTTCCCGGAAGCGCACCTGCAAGAGCTCTTTACAAAGCAGTAACAGAACCCAATGATGCGATTGTGTGCGAGATTAATATTGATGAGCTGAAGAAAGTATTTAAGAGGAAAATGCCGGAGAAGATATCCGTGCTAAATACATTCCTATCTATGCTTATGACATCCGTCACAATCGTAAAGGTTCCAGAATTAGAAATAGCAGACGAGCAGAGAATCCGGGATGAAAAGGACCGTCCAATCTTCAGGGCGGCAGTTGCATCAGGCGCAGATGTGATCCTGACTGGAGATAAAGACTTTCTTGAGTCGGGAATTACAGATCCCAGAATTGTTTCCCCGGGAGATTTTCTGAAATGAAGCAAATAAATTGTGTGGAGCATCGGTGAAGAGCCGGTGCTTTCTTTTTGCCATGAAGGGAGGAGCAGGCTATGGCAGATCGCATTAAAGGAATCACAATCGAGCTGGATGGCGATACGACCAAGCTCTCCAATGCCCTGAAGGGCGTGAACAAAGAGATCCGGGACACCCAGAGTAATCTCAAGGATGTCAACAAGCTCCTGAAGATGGATCCCGGCAACGCGGATCTTCTGGCACAGAAGCAGAAGTATCTTACTGACGCTATCGACGCAACCAAGAAGAAGCTCGCCGAGGAGAAGGAAGCCCTCGCACAGCTCAAAGCCGGTCCTCAGACCGAGGAGACGCAGAAACAGCAGGAAGCCTTGACCCGGGAGATCGAGGCGACAAAGCAGTCCCTCGAAGGACTGGAAGACGAGTATAAGAAGTTCGGCTCCGTTACCAGCCAGCAGCTTCAGGTTGCCGGTGACAAGATGAAAGAAGTCGGCGGCAAGATCAGTGATGTCGGCGAAGGACTCACGAAAGGCATCACGGTTCCTGTCGCGGCTGTCGGCGCTGCTTCCGTTGCCGCGTGGAAGGAAGTCGATGAGGCGCTCGATACCGTCACCGAGAAGACCGGTGCTTCCGGAGCTGCACTGGAAGATATGCAGAACCGGGCGAAGTCCATCGCAGAGACAATCCCTACTGACTTCCAGACGGCAGGCGATGCCATCGGCGAAGTGAATACGAGATTCGGTCTTACCGGGGATGCCCTTGAGGACCTTTCCACGAAGTTTGTGGAGTTTGCGAATCTTAACAGCACCGATGTCAGCACCTCGGTTGATAACGTATCTTCCGTCCTCAATGCCTTCGGCCAGTCGTCGGATGATGCCGGGAACCTCCTCGATGCCTTAAATCAGGTCGGGCAGGCAACCGGTGTGTCGATGGATACCCTCTCGCAGGACCTTGCCAAGAATGCTGGACAGTTTCAGGCGATGGGACTGTCTGCAGAGCAGGCGGCAGGCTTCATGGGTGCGGTGGAGATGTCCGGTCTTGATACCTCGACGATGCTGACCGGCCTTACCAAGGCGCAGAAGGTTGCCACGAAGAATGGACAGTCCCTCAGTGACGCCTTGAAGGACTTCTCCAAAACGATGAGCAGCAATGCCACGGACACGGAAAAGCTGCAGGCAGCCTATGACCTGTTCGGCTCCCGTGCTGGTGGTGCCATCTACAACGCGGTCCAGAGTGGCAAGCTGTCCCTTGCTGACCTCTCTACCACGCTCGGGGATTACGCCGGGTCGGTAGAGAACACCTTCAATGAGACGCTGGACCCACTCGATCAGATGACGGTTGTGATGAACAACCTGAAGGATCTCGGAGCGGAGATTGTCGATGCGGCAGCTCCGATGATTACCGAGGCCATGACGCAGATCAAGGATGTCGTGACCGCACTCAAGGACGCATGGGATGGACTGTCTCCCGGTATGCAGGAGGCGATCGTGAAGGCAGCTCTCATCGCAGCAGCTGTCGGACCGGTTGTTGTGGGTGTCGGCAAGGTTGTCACGGCGGTAGGTTCCGTCACAGGTGTCGTCGGAAAACTGGTCGGTTTCCTCTCTGGCACTGTGATTCCTGCGATTGGGGCCGTGTCTGTTCCGATCCTTCCGATCATCGGGATCATCGCGGCGGTGGTAGCTGCCGTGGTTGCGGTCATCGAGATCGTGAAGCACTGGGGAGAAATCTCTGAGTGGTTCGGTGACGTCTGGGAAACCGTGTGCTCCGGAGTACAGTCCATCGGTGAAGGGCTCGGTAGCTTCTTCACCGGGCTCTGGGACGGTATCCAGTCCACCACGGAGACTGTCTGGAACGGCATAAGCAGCTTCTTCACCGGACTGTGGGGTGGAATCAGCACTACGGCAACGACGGTCTTTACCGGAATCTCCGATTTCCTTGGCAATACGTGGTCGACCATCAGCTCTGCTGCCTCGACGGCATGGAGCGGGATCACCACGATACTCTCAGGTGCATGGAATGGGATCAAGACGACAGCCGGTACTGCTTTTGATGCCGTAAAGACCACCATCAGTACTGCATGGGATACGGTAAAGACCAACACCGGCACGGCATGGGACGCCATTCAGTCCTCTGTGGATGAACACGGAGGCGGGATCAAAGGTGTGATCGGTACAGCGGTCGATGCCTACAAATCGATCTGGGAGGCAGGATTCTCGAAGATCAATGAGCTGACGGGCGGGAAGCTCGGCGATGCCCTCTCTTCCGCACAGGGAAAGCTCGATGCCATCAAAGGAGCATTCTCCTCCATGATCGAGAACGCCAAGAGCATCGTGAGTGGTGGTCTGGACAAGATCAAAGGATTCTTTTCCGGGTGCCATCTGGAGCTTCCGAAGATCAAGCTGCCGCATTTCTCCATCAGCGGAAAGCTCTCTGTAGATCCTCCTTCGGTTCCGCACCTGTCTGTGGACTGGTACAAGAAGGCTATGGATGATGCCTATATCCTGAACAGCCCGACGATCTTCGGCGCTGCAGGCGGCAGGCTTCTTGGCGGCGGGGAAGCAGGATCGGAAGCTGTGGTCGGCACCGATAAACTTGCTGAGATCGTGCAGGGAGCACTGGCTGGTGCAGGCGGCGGAGACATCATTATCCCGGTCTACATTGGACAGGAGAGGATTGACGAGATCGTCGTCCGGGCAACCCAGCGGAGCAATTACCGGTCAGGAGGGCGATGATGCTTAGTGAATATCCAATCTACTTTGATGACACCAAACTCTTCACACCGGAAAGCTGGGAAGAGAGCTATGCCGTCGTCGAGAGTACCAACCAGACAGAAGCAGGAACGGATCAGGTCATTGTCACCAGGTATGACAAGCTGTCCGTTTCTGCTTCTTTTCAGTGTTCAAGTAGATGGGCGGCGACCTTTGCTGCGTTCCGGGACAAGGATAGCATTGCGGTGAAGCTGTACGACCTGAAGACACAGGATTATAAGACACGCACGATGCGGATACGGAACTTCAAAACTGCCCCGGAGAAGAACTCGGAAAAGACGAAGGGAACGAATGGGCTCTACACGGTGAGCTTTGACCTTGAGGAATTCTAAGGAGGGAGGCGCTTCATGTACGCAGTAAGTGAACAATACAAGGCTGCCATGAAGCAGCCGGTCCAGAGATTCCGGATGACGGGAACGATTGGTGACCATCCTTTTACAGATGATAACATCCTTGCCGGGTCCTTCTCCATCACCAATCAGTGCACGGGAAATGATGAGATCACGATCGGACAGGTCTATGTCGGAGAACTGGATGTAACGTTCATGAACATGCCGATCAGCCGATATGGGTGGAAGGGGCTGGAAATCAGGCCTGTCTTCGGAATGAAGATTGCGGATGGAACCTATGAAGATGTTCCTCTGGGTGTCTTTACGGTAGAAACGGCAGAGTGGACAGCCAGCGGTGTCGTCATCAAGGCCTATGACCATATGGCGCTCCTTGACAAGAACTGCAACAAGGTCATCACGGAGGTTACCCCATATCAGTGTGCGCAGGCGATTGCAGAAGCGACCGGTGTGAACTTTGCAAATACAGAAAAGGAATTCGAGTCTTTTGCCAATGGAACTACGATGATTTCTGAGACCACGACGAATGATGTCGAGACATGGCGGGATCTGGTCTCGTGGCTTGCACAGACCATCGGCTGCTTTGCAACAGCCGACAGGGAAGGAAACATTGTATTCCGGTCCTTTAACCAGACCGTTGTCGATACGATTGACGATGCGCACCGGTTCACGGGAGGCTCCTTCTCGGATTATGTCACTCGCTATACCGGGCTTTCTGTGGTCAACATGGAGGACAGCACAACCTCCTATTATGCCGAAGACGAGGATGACGGCCTCACGATGAATCTCGGGAGCAATCCCTTCCTCCAGTACGGTGTGGCTGCGACGAAGGAAGAAATGGCAAAGGCTATTCTGACTGCGATACAGCAGATCCGATATGTTCCATTCACGTGCCGTGCAATTGGAAATCCTGCCTATGACCTTGGAGATGTGCTGGTCTTTCAGAACGGTCTTGCGGATGGTGATGCGCTCTACTGTATTACAAAGTTCACGTTCAAGTACAACCAGTACTTTGAAATGGTGGGGGTCGGGAAGGATCCGTCCCTTGCCAGCGCCCGGAGCAAGACGGACAAGAATCTCGTAGGGCTCGCCTCCAATACCGATGAGAACCAGCTGGTCCATTACCGGTTCACAAATACGCAGGTGGTGGAAGTCGGGGATGGAAAGCGGGTACCGGTGGCCTCGATCCGGTTTGCAACGGCGACGAAGGCATCTGAAGTATCCCTCTGGGCAGAACTCCTGCTCGACACCAAACTCAGCACAACTCATGCTATCGGCAGCACGACATTGAAGGATGTGACGATTGCGGATTACAGCGCTCCGACACCTGCGGAACTGCAGAGTGAAATCACAGAACTGCAGACCGGAGTCAGCGCCCTTGATGAACGGATGACCAGCGCAGAGACGGAACTTGCCTCACCGAGCAGGATGACCGTCACGGTATCCTATACCCTTGCCGGGGACGAGATCGATTACCACCCGGTGGAGACCTACGACGTCTCCGGGAAGCATATCCTTTCGCTTCATTACTACATAGGCGATGTGAAAGCAAATACGGTGTATCTCTTCGTGATCTTCCTCACTGCGGCGGGTGGGGCTCTCTATCTGGACACCAACTGCATCAACGCGGTGATCGAGGGCATGGGCCTTGCTGGGACAGGCAAGTGGGACGGCACGATTAATGCGGAAGAGGAATTCATCGGATTCTCGATGGGCTCCGTCATCGGGCAGCTTACGGATGAGGCAAAGACTGCACTGCTTACTCCTGTTCCGACGGGTGCAAGCGACGCGATCTCCTTTGATATGGCTTCCGTTCTTGGCAGCTTTACCGACAGCACAAACATCGGCATTGTGGTTCGGTATTTCATCCTTTCCGATACGGAAGGAAAGCCTGATTATAGCAGCACCTACATCACCACGAATTCGGATGATGCCTTTGCCCTTCAGACGCAGTTCAACGTAGAGAGTAACCCGGGAACCGTGGATACGGGACAGCTGGATGTCCTCGAAATCTACAGTGCCTATCCGGAGATCGAGACACTGGAGGAGGTGAGCCTGTGAGCATTCAAAGAGAAGACAACATCATGCGGATCACCTTTGAAGACGATACGTGGAAACAAGGTGAAGAGGAAATCCTGTCGGTGGCGGACGGTACCACGCCGTTCTATTCGGCAGAGACATGGCAGGTTGCCGGAGTGAATACGCTCCGCAGCGGCCAGATCACGGATAACGGGACCAGTGAGACATCCCTTACGGTTACGCTCGCGGAGGCGGGGAGTCTCGCCTTCAGCTACATCGTTTCCAGTGAGCAGAACTATGACTGGCTCCATGTGCTCGTGGATGGGACGGAGGTGCTGAAGAAGTCCGGAACCGGCACCAGCACCTTTACGGAATTCACCTACGATCTTGCTGCAGGCGTGCATACGATCGTGCTCCGCTACACCAAGGACGGTTCTCAGAGCAGGGGAAATGATGCCTGCGCGATCGGGTATCTCCTGTTCATGGGTGTAGAGCCGCCCTATGCAAAAAAATACCTGCTGACGGATTTCAACGGAAAGATCTACAGGCTCGTAAATGGCGTGGTGACGGAAATTACAGACGCTGTCGCGGCAAATCTTGGCGAAGCCTCGTTCTTTCAGGAAAAAGGCTTTGATACCCTGCCGACTTCCGAACAGATCACGAGCCTTACGAAACCAATCATCTACCGCTGGTCGGATGGAAATCCGAAAGCCATGAAAGCGGCGGTGAAGGCCGTGCCGAAGAAGCAGACGATTCACTGTATCGCAGATCTTAGCCACGAGACCATCCACGGCATTACACAGATGACTGCCGTTTACACAGGGACGGTAACCGTATCGTACAGTTTTGATGGAACCACCTATACGGATGCGGTTGATATGGCCACATTTCTTGCAACGGACTATGCCTCGATCTATTCCGGCGCACAGGCGAATAAGAAGATCTGGTTTCAGTTCATGATCGAAGGAGCTGCCTCCTCCCTCACGAACTTTGTCATCACCTATAAGAACGATTGAGGAGGAGAAAAATGCTGAAAGGACATCTGCAGATTGATCTGCACAATGAAATCACAGGAGAGAACAAGCGGATCGAGCAGGATAACATGGTTACGAATGCACTGGGTGATTTGCTAGGCCTTGCCGCAAACGTTGGTGGGAAAGGATACGATCACTTTGATGATTTACTGCCCGCCGCCACATATGCATTGGGAGGATTGTTCCTGTTCGACGGAACCCTTACGGAAGATGCGAATAACGTTCATTTTCCGATGAACGTCCATCTAACAGGCCATGCCGGTCAGAACACAAATACGGCTTCAAAGCTTGGTGGATCGATTAATAAAGCGGAGTCAGGACGAACAGACACAGGCTATGTGAATGTCTGGGATTTCTCCACATCACAGGCAAATGGTACGATCGCCTCCCTTGCGCTGACGCACCGAAGAGGTGGTGAAAGTCCGTTTACAGGGGCACAGTACGATGAAGGCAATCTTAGCTGTGATCGCTCTTATTGCCCACTTACTTTTGATGAGAGTACAGGTACGCTGTATTTGTATCGCGATGGCAAGATCTACAAGAAAACATTTTTTACTAATATCGTCAAGGCATATACACCTTATCTTGGAGAAGAAACGCAGGTCTTTGACTTTGCCTTTAAAGATCCTGAAAACTACTATTACTGGGCAGTCGCGGATGGTTATGACGGATACCTGTATGCTGTTTATGTTCCCAATGTCACCAAGCAGGGGACGGTCAGCATTCGAATCAGGAAGTTCAAGATCTCTGATTTCTCTTTTCAGGAAGAAGCGGAGCAGATTATTGCCATACCAAATGTAACGGCAAAGTCTACCGGTGGCACAGATTACTATGAAGAGCTGAATGCAGTGGTATCCGACGGATACCTGTATTTCATCAGTTATGATGAGCATACGCTATATAAAGTAAACCTGTCGAATACTGTTGACGTGAAGGAGATAAATTTCGGTGGTATCCGTTGCAGGAAGATCTATCCAATACGTGGCGGTGGTGTCTTCGCAACATTTGAGTGGACGGGAACCACTTCTTCCGGATCTACGACAACCTATGGGAGTCCTGGCATTGTTTATTCTGATGGCAAGTATCGATTGAATGAAGAATCGACCAGTAGTATCGGGTATCCATCATACTACATTACGCATGAAACAGAGAAGCTGCAGCGATTTAGGATGTCGAATCAAAGTCTGTGTTATTCTTTCGCTTGCAACTATCTGGGAACCATCTGCAACCTGAGTTCTCCGATCGTGAAGACCAGTGCTCAGTCCATGAAGGTTACGTATACGCTTACGGATGCTGTGTGATGGGAGGTGAAACCGTTGATAGACTTTATCCTACGCTATTGGATTCAGGAGCTGTTTGCACTGATCATTGCCGTGATCACTTGGCTCTGGCGAGCGCTGCTCCGGCGAAAACAGGAGAACGACGAAATCAAAGAAGGAATGATGGCACTGCTGCACGACCGGATTTATCAGGCCTGCAGCTTTTTTATTGCCCGGGGTTATTGCACGCCGGAAGACCGGAGCAATCTCGAGTACCTGTATAAGCCATACAAGGCGCTCGGCGGTAATGGGACTGGAGAATCCCTGTACAGGAAGTGTCTGGAACTACCACTCACGGTAGAAGAGAAGGAGGTGAAGTGAACATGGACTTTGGAATCGCAAGTGTGGCGGCAATCACGGTGATTGCATATCTGGTCGGTATCGGCTGCAAGGCAGCAGGCTCCGTAAAGGATGAGCTGATCCCGGTGATTTGTGGATGCGTCGGTGCTGTGCTCGGTGTAGCCGGTCTGTATCTGATGCCGGACTTCCCGGCAAAGGATGTCATCAACGCGCTGGCAGTTGGCATCGTATCCGGGCTTGCAGCAACTGGCGTGAACCAGATCTACAAGCAGATGTCGAAGAATGATCAGTGAGAGGAGGTGATCCTCATATCCCGGCGGTCCCTTCCGTGAATGGGACAACTCTGGCTCTTCGGGCATCACAACCCGGAGGGCTTTTCTTGTTGTGATGAAGGAGGAGAAGATCATGAGTGAATACAGAGGAATTGATGTAAGCCGCTGGCAGGGACAGATCGACTGGGCAAGGGTGAAGGCAGCAGGTATCCAGTTTGCCATCATCAAGGCAGGCGGCTCGGACGATGGTTTCTATACAGATCCCAGATGGGAAGAGAACTACAGAAATGCCAAGGCGAACGGCATCGCGGTTGGTGCGTATTATTTCGTGGGTCCGGCCTGCACGTCTGCGGAAGCGGGGAAGGCTGATGCACAGCGTTTCCTGAATCAGCTGAAGAACAAGCAGTTCGAGTACCCGGTGTTTATCGATGTCGAGGCTACGCCTGCATCCGCAAAGGCTGGTGCTACAGAAGCGACGATTGCTTTCTGCAGAGCGCTGGAAGCCGCTGGATACTTTGCAGGTATCTACAGTTCCACCTATTCCGGATTCCGTGACCGGCTGGATGATTCGAAGCTCACTCCATTCATGCATTGGGTAGCACAGTATGCTTCGAGATGTACCTATGGCGGGGCATACGGAATCTGGCAGTACTCGTCTTCCGGGAGAGTGGACGGAATTGCCGGAAATGTGGATATGGATATCGCCTATCAGGACTATCCGGCCATTATCAAGAATGGTGGATTCAACGGATACACCAAGCAGGGCAGTGCGCAGGAGGCCACTCCGGTTCAACCGCGTAAGTCGGTGGATGAACTGGCGCGGGAGGTACTGGCCGGGAAGTGGGGCAATGGTGATGATCGGAAGAACCGCATCACGACTGCTGGCTATGACTACGCAGCCGTGCAGGCAAAGGTGAACGAGCTGCTCGGAGCGTCAGCGGCGACCTACTACACGGTACGATGCAAACGGTAAATTGTTTTGACTCACTGCAGGTAGCCATCTTGGGTAAGCCCC